CCGTTGATTTTGTTAGTAATACCAACGACTTATATGTCGTGAATAATTCATCGGGGTCGCACATTTCCAGGCGTTCACGTTCGCCCATAAGATCAACCATGATGTCGTTGATTTCGTTTTTGATTTCTTGAAATTTTTTCATTTTGTTTTCCTTTGTTTTGGGGAACGTTCCCCGTCCTTTGTTACACAAAAGATATATAATTGTTAAACGTTTACAAGGGTGTTTGTCACATTTTTTTTAAAAAAAATTAATTTTTCATTTTTTAACCTTCGTTGCAGAATACACAAAATGTCAGTTTTCTATCATTTTGATAGGAAAAAAATACCCACAACATTCGCACACGTTAAATTGTACATTTTGTGTATTATGATACGAATGTTGTGAAAAAATGGCGTTTTTGGGCGAAAAACGGGGGGTCGCACGGGCACACCTTTATTAGTTTTTTAAACAAACTTATATATATGTATTAGTAGAAATATTTTAAAATCGTTCCCGTTGAAAATCGGAAAATCGGATTTTCACAATACACAAAATGTTCAAAGGATTTTCCATGTCAAAAAAATACGCATCAAAGGTTGACGCCAACCAAAAAGAAATCATCCAGGCATTCCGACAAATGGGTTGTTCGGTTGCACCGACCCACAATGCGGGCAAAGGTTTCCCCGACCTGGTGGTGGGTTTCCAGGGCGTCAATTTCATGGTTGAAATCAAGGATGGGAACAAACCTCCATCCGCACAAAAATTGACACCCGATCAAATCAAATTCCACGATGAATGGCGGGGTCAAATTTGCATTGTGAATTGTGTTGACGATTGTGTTGATTTGTTAAATAATGTACATTTGAAACAAGGGACGAAACCATGACGAACACATATCAATACTACATTGGACTATTGGATCAATCGGGGTTTGTTCCCGAATCCCACATTGAAGAAAATGACTTCGGGTTGATCCATTCCACCGCAACCGACCAGGTGTGCGAATATTTCCCCCCATCACGTTGGATTGAATTGGGGGCGTCGTCCGTGTCGGTGCGTGGGGTGTCATATCCATTATACGAACGATGTGGGGTCATAGCGTGGGCACGTTTGAACGACGTGTTTTCCGAAGGGTCTTTGTTTGATGTTGATGCGATCATGCACGAATCGGGAAATTGGCAAATCGTCATTACTGAATTGGATGTCAACGATGACGATGGTCACAATTATGCGTTCGTGTCCGATTCACCTTTCTATCACATCCATACATCATTGGACAAAGGGTTCAAAAAAGAATGTAAACAAGTGTGGGTTCGTACCGAAATTGAAGAAATGACCGAAGGGATTGAAAATGGCGAATAAGAAAACGACAAAAGAAAAACCAAAGGCGAAGGCGAACCGAGGGGGACGCCCGACGAAGTATCGCCCCGAATATTGTGAATTGATGGTTGAACGGGGCAAACAAGGAAAACACATGGTTCAAATCGCATCGGAAATCGGTGTTCACATTGACACCATCCACGAATGGTGTGACAAACACCCATTATTTTCCGAAGCTAAAAAGCTATCCAAACAACATTGTGAATCATTCTGGACGGATGTGTTGACCCAAACGGCGATCAATGGGGACTTTGGCGTGGGGCGTGCCCCGACGTTGATGTTCAAAATGAAAGCGTGTTTCGGGTGGCGTGATCGTGACCCCAACCAGGTCAACATTGATGCGAACACGAAGGGTGAAGCGACCTTCAATTTTTCAAGTGTTCCCGATTCGGAATTCAAACCAGGGGATGACGAATGAAAATGTTGGGAACGGGTTTGGGGATGTTTTTGTTGATTTTATTGACCCCGATTATTTTTATGGGGGCGTTGTTAGTGGTTTTGATGTTGCCCAAAGATGACGACATTCATGGGGGAATGTATTGATGACGAAAACACGACGACAACGCAAAATTGAAAAACAACGCAAAAAGATTGGCGAACAAACATTGGCGAATTATTGGGATCATTTTTTGTGGTTCACAATGGGTCGGGTTGACCTGGTGATTGAATGTGGGGATCATGAATGATTGAACCAATGATTTCATTCGCCGTGTTCTTGATGGCGTTGATCGGTCTTTGGTGGTTTTGGCGTCCATGAATTTGAACATCAAATTGACACAAACACAATCGGCGTTTCTTCAAGACACATCATTGTTCGCCCAATATAGGGGCGGACTAGGTGCGGGCAAAACGATCATTTTGGTGATTTGGGCATTGACACGAATGGCGATGGGTCGTTGGGTGTTATTGACCGAACCAACACACCAAATGGTTCGTGACGTGTTGGCGGTTGAATTCATCAATATGTTGGAACAACACGGCATTGAATACACCTACAACAAATCCGAACAAATCATTGACGCCCTGGGGGGTCGTGTGTATATGCGATCGGGTGAAGCTCCAGAACGGATGCGTGGTATCAATGCGGATGACTTCGGGATGGACGAAGCATCGTCACAAACCCAATTGGCGTTTGACCTGGGTTCGGCACGTGCTGGGCGTCGTTTGAATGATGGTCGTGAACAATGGCGTTTGGTGGGAACACCCCGTGGGCGTGATTGGGCATTCCACATCGGTGAAAAATACGACGGCAATGTGTACATTCAATCCACGTTCAAAAACCCGTTTTTGTCGGATTCGTACAAACGCAATATGTTGGAACAATACACGTCCGAATTTGCACGTCAAGAATTATTCGGCGAAATTGTTGATTTTTCGGCGGGGATCATTCGGTCACGTTGGTTTCGTGACATTTCCGATTATCCTATTTTGCCCCGATCGTGCCGTTCCTGGGATTTGGCGTTCACCATCAAAAAATCAAGTGACTTCACGGCGTCCACATTGTTGACGTTGGATGGTGGCGAATTGTATATCCAAGATTTATTTCGTGTCAAAAAGGAATGGACGGACGTTCGCAAAATACTAATTGACACGGCGATGGATGACGGCACACACATCCCGATTGTGATTGAAGCGGTGCAATCTCAAATTGCATTGATCCAAGATTTGCGAAGCGATCCCAGGTTGTTCAACCACACGATCATCGCATTCACGCCACGTGGCGACAAATTGAATCGGGCAATGGGTTGGTCGGCATTGGCGGAACGTGGATGTGTACACGTGACAAATCGGGCGAAAAAAGATTATTTTTACAATGAATGCGATCAATTCACCGCCGATGACACGCACGAACATGACGATTGTGTTGACGCCGTTTCACAAGGTTACAACTATTTACAACAAAATGTCCCAGGTCAAACGGGCAACATAAGAGGGTTATAACATGGCACAAAATGTGTTATCAACGGAAAACCGAAACGATCCAAACGAAGTTAAATTGGACATCGTGCCGTATATGGTGCGTAAATTTTCAAACTATGATCGCAATCAATTCAAATTGATTCGTGACGCATATTACAATTCGGGCGGATTCTATGACGGGACGTACCTGGAACAATTTTCACGTGAAGAAAATGACAAATATGCGTATCGTGTCAAGAATAAAAAATACACGAATTTCATGTCACCCGTGGTTGAAGGATTAGTCAACCCGATTTTGTATCGTGACCCCGTGCGTGATTTTCAATCCGATTTGACCGAAGCGTTCGTGGATCGCCCAACGTTGTCGGATCAAACCATGACATCGTTCATGTACGAAACCACAATCAAGTCGTTGTTATATGGTGGCGTGTTCGTCGTGGGTGATAATTTCCCCGAAGATATGCAACCCGCCGACATCACCACGGCAATTGATGAACGTGTGTTCCCGTACGTGTATTCCGTTGATCCCCTGGATGTCCAATACTATGCGTTTGACCGATTCGGGCGTTTGATTTATTTGACATACGCCGTGGATGTGGATGTGAAGGGTGACACGATTTATCAATGTTTTCGTTTGGCGAATGAATCGGATGTTGAAATGGGATTCGCCGACGACATTGGCGACCCGATCACATACAACACCGACGTCGGCAATTCCAAAATGGACAACGTCGTGATGGTGGCATCCATGCCGTATTTTTACAAATTAGCACAACAATATGACCGCAAAATTTTCCCGATTTCCCCAATGTCACCATTGGCGGATGGGTCAAAAAATATGTTCCAAATCAATTCGTTGATTTTCTACCAACATTCACAATTGACGTTCCCAATTTTGACGTACAACGGGCAACCATCCAAAGAAATGGCATTGTCCGAAGATAGTGTATTATTCTACAATCAAGGGCACGAACGTCCAGGATATATCGCACCGCCAACCGACACATTGGAAATGTTGTACCAAGACCGCAACAACACGAAATTGGAAATCCAGGAAATGACACACCAGGCGATGAATTCCGTGTCATCCACGGCATCGGGTGAAGCCCGCAAACAAGCGGACAAAATGCGTCAAGAAACATTGGCATTCATTGAAAAACGAATGATTGAATTGGAACGATGGGTGTTCAATCAATTTGAATTTTTCACGGGCGTGAATGATCCCGTTGAAATCACGTATCAATCCAATTTGGATTCGGATGGTGTGGACGAAGACATTGCGAACATCGGCGATATTTTAGACCGATTTGACGTGTCCGAAGACACCCAAATCAAATTGAAATTGATGGTGTTGCGAAAAGTATTTTCTTCAATGTCCGACACCGAATTTGAAACCATTGAAACGGACGAAATGCAAAATCGTGTGTTCGGGGATCAACCCCCCGTTGAAGACACGACCGACATGGACACCGAAAGGGATGACGACGAATGATCGGATTCATGGAATCACGCAAATTGTTCGGTGAAATGTTTGATTCGGTTCGCACCGAATTGGACGTTTTCATTGACACGTCGTTGGACAAACGAACACGTGTGAAGGTGGGCGACATCAACAAAGCGGTTGACGATGCGTTGATGTCCAGGGACGTCCAAAACGTGTTTGATTCCACCGCACGTGAAGTGGTTGAAACGAAGATCATTCCGAAATTCACCGAACCACCCGCACGATCCAAACAAGCCGAACAATTCATGCGGTCGTGGAAATCCTATGACAAAACGTTCACCAACCGATTGAAAAATTCATATCAATTGATCCGCAACGAATACAAGAAAAGCACCAAACGAATCTACGCCGACACACGGAATGCGTTGTTGTCGGGTGACCCCCATGCGAAGGTGTACGGCAAAGGATTGACCCGACCCGTGCAAAAAAAGTATCGGGAATTGTTGAAGAAATCCCCCGAACGGGCGGGCATTTTCTACGAAACCGAAGTGAAAAAATTGGCGTCCAGGGTGGGCGATCAAAAATTGGTGAAATTGCAACGTCACTATGCAACCCGTGTTGTGGAAACCGAAGCGTTGACAATGCGTATGCAATTAGAGTTGCAAAATCAACCGAACAAATCTAAAATTGATTACATCCGCATTTCCGTCAAACCAAAGGCGTGTCAAGTTTGTGAATCATTCCGTGGGGTGAAATATCCGTTCGGGAAACATCCACATTTGTTGGCACACCCATCGTGTCGGTGTGACTACATCGTTGTTTATAAGAACAAAAAACGTGTGGTCATTCCGGGATCGGGACGTGTGGATTTATTACCAAAACGCAAAACATAAAGGGACAAACCATGAGCGTTAAAAAAACACAAAAACAATTCGCCGAAGCGATGAAAATCATCAAAAATCTAACTGAATCCGCCGACCTGGACGACACCATCAAGGCGTCGTTGTCCGAAGCGATCCCCCACATTGATGCCCACATCGGGGCGTTGAATAGTGAATCAAAGGAACATCGTGAATTGGCACAAACGAACAAATCGGTGTTGGACACGATCGCATCGGGATTGAACATTGAAATTGAATCGGGTGATTCCGTGTTGGATTTCGTGAAGGGGCTTCAAACCGAAGGTGAAGGGCAAAACAACGATTTGATCGCACGTATGTCCAAGATTGAAAACCAATTGAAATCCGAACGTGATGCCCGTGCCGAAGCCGAAAAACGTGCCAATGACATCACGGCGAAGGCAAACCAACAAAAAATTCAAACGACCATCACGGGGTTGTTGGAGGGGCACAACGTGATGAAAATTCATCGTGATTTGATCGCCGAAAAACTTTCCCAGGGGTTGACCATTGATTCGGATGGGGACATCGTTGACAATGATGGAAACGTTGCAACATCCATCGTGGACAAGTATGTGACCGAAAACAAAGATTCGGGCATCATTCAGAACACCCAACGTTCGGGTGCGGGAACGAACCCAGGTGGGGCGACACCGACACCCAAACCAACATCGTTGCGTGCGTCACTACAACAACACGTTGAAGCCAACAAATAAATTCGTCCGATCCGTTACTCTCTCCCTTTCTCTCAATATGGACGAAGAAACCCCGCCACATTGCGTGACGGGGTTTTTTTCATAAAAATTCACTTT